CATGATCGTGCTGATGAAGAAATATAAGCCGATGTTTTGGTGGGCCGAGGGCGGCGCCATCACCAAGAGCCTTGGACCGTTCCTGCGCCGGCGCATGGCCGAGAAGCAGGCGTTCTGCGCGATCGACCCGATCAATCCCGCCGCCGACAAGCAGCAACGCTCGCAGGCGATCCAGGCTAGAACCTCTATGAAGATGGTGCGCTTCCCTGGTTTCATCCGCAAATGGTCGGAGATGCAGGACCAGATCCTGAAGTTTCCGCACGGCAGTAACGACGACGTGGTCGACACTTTGAGCCTGGTTGGGCTAGGACTGTCAAAGATGCACGGGCGAACCCGCGGCAAGAAGATCGAGCCGGACGTAAAGTCCGGCACCTTCCGCGAGATGTTCGTAAACACGCGCCGGCGTGAGGGTCGCGATCTTCGGGCGAGGAGCCTGCAAGGATGGTAGACGCCTTTCAAGACGACATGATGCGGGTGTTTGCCGGGATCGACGAGCAGTCCAGCGAGCCGGACATCAACCCGACCACCGGCCAGCCCAACAAGATGCCGCGCGCCAACCCGGATCCGCCGGACCGCCGCCGCAAGCTGGTGGCCGACTGGACCAGCAAGGTGAAGAAGGCCAAGCGGTACTGGAAGCCAAGCTTCGACCGCATGCGCGAGGACCAAGAGTTTTGCTTCGGCAAGCAGTGGTCCAAGGACGCCAAAGACAAGCGTTACGTCGCCAACCTGACCCTCAGATTGGTGGCGCAGAAGACGGCGTTTCTCTATGCCAAAAACCCGAAGGCGGTGGCGAAGAAACGCCCGCGGCTCAATGCCACCTCCTGGGATGAATCCCAAACCACCTTGAACCAGTTGATGCAGTCTGCGGCGATGATGATGCAGCAAGCCCAGGCCGCTGGCGCCATGGGCCAGGGACCGATGGCGCCAGGTGGCATGCCCGGCATGCCGCCCGGCATGATGGGGCAGATGGCCGGCGCCGCCGGCAGCACCATCCAAGGCATGATGCCGATGGCCACCGGCCAGCCACCCGACATCGGTATGCTGATGGCCGGCGGCATGCCGCCCAATCCGGCCACGGCGCCGTCGCCGTCGCTCAACCAGATCTCCGGCCAGATGGGCGCCGCGACCGCGGACCGGACCCCCGGCTCGATGCAGCAGCCGCAGGGCCTCGGTGACCAGCTCGGCCAGGCTGCCGCCGGCGCCGCCGCCAACGCCTTGGCGCCGCCGGCCTCGCCGATGATCGCCCAGGCGGTCGGCAGTGGCATGGACATCATGATGGATGCGGCGCGGGTCAAGTCCGAGAACATCATGATGGACAAGCTCGCCCGCACGCTCGAGCTGCTCTACTCCTACGAGGTCGACAATCAGCCGCACCCGTTCAAGAGCATGCTGAAGATGAGCGTGCGCCGCGCCGTCACCAACGGCGTGGCCTACGTCAAGCTTGGCTTTGAACGTGTGATGCAGATCCGCCCCGACCTGGAGAAGGGCATCGCCGACGCCAACGAGCGGCTCGCCACCCTCGAGCGGCTGTCGGCCGACGCCGCCGATAGCATCACCGACAATAACGACATGGAAGCCGAGCAGCTGCGGCTGCTGCTGATGGACCTGACCAAGGCCAAGGGCGCGGTGGTGCGGGAAGGTCTTACCTTCGACTTCCCGCTATCGACCCGCATCATCCCTGATATCAAATGCATTGACTTAAGGAATTGGGTGGCCGCCGGCTGGGTGGCCGAGGAGTACTTGCTCTCCGTGAGCGAGATCGAAGAGATCTATGGCGTCGACGTACGCGGCCATTGCACCGAGTACGGCAGCGACAGCGACACTGACCCGTCCAAGGCGATGGAAGAATGGATGAGCGCCAAGGACAAAGACAAGAACCGCGGCGAGCCGAACGCGATCGTCTGGGAGATCTACAACCGCAACGACGGCTTGGTCTATGTGGTGTGCGACGGCTATCGGGAATTTCTCAAAGAACCCGCCTCGCCGGAGATCTACAACGAGCGGTTTTACCCTTGGTACGCGTTGATCTTCAACGGCATCGAGGACGAGCACGAACTGTTTCCGCCGAGCGATGTCCGTCTGATGCGCGACATGCAGCTCGAGTACAACCGTTGCCGCGAAGGCTTGAAAGAGCAGCGCATCGCCGGCCGGCCGTTCACCGCGGTGGTTAGCGGCAGCATGGACGAAGACGACATGGAGAAGCTGACCAACCGCGAAGCCAACGCGGTGATCGAGTTCAACGCGCTGCAACCGAACCAGGACGTGAAGCAGCTACTCCAGCCCTATGCCGGCCCCGGCATCGACCCCAACTTGTACGAAGTGAATCCGGTTTATGAAGATATTTTGCGCACCACCGGCATTCAGGAAGCCAATCTCGGCGGCACGTCGAACACCACGGCGACCCAGGCGCAGATCGCCGAAGGCTCGCGTATGACATCAATGGGGTCCAATATCGACGACCTCAACGACCTGCTGACGCAACTGGCCCGCAACGGTGGCCAGATACTCCTGCGCGAGATGTCACAAGAGCGCGTCAAGAAGATCGTCGGCCAGGGCGCCGTCTGGCCGGCCGAGCCGGTCGCCCAGGACATCGCCAACGAGATCCTGCTCGAGATCGAGGCCGGCAGCATGGGCCGCCCCAACCAGGCGCAGGAGATCGCCAACGCCCAGCGGCTGATGCCGCTGCTGATCCAGCTGCCCGGCATCGACCCGGAGTTCCTGGCCAAGGATACCCTGCGCCGGCTCGACGACCGGCTTGATCTGACCGAAGCTTTCAAGTCCTCGCTGCCGAGCATCGTTGCGATGAACGGTGCTATGTCTGGCGGCGCCGGCCCAACCGCGCCCGGTGCCGGAGCCGGCCCGGGCGCGGCCATGGGACCGCAGGGCGCCGTCAATGCGCCGGGCGGCGGCGAGGCCGGCCCGCCGCCCTCCGCACCAGACGCGCAAACAACGCTGACGGGCGCGCCGCCAGGCCGGCCGCACCCGATGCCGCAGCAGGTCAAGATGCCGACCATGCCGCCATGACGATGACGCCGCCACTGCCGAAGCGGAAGTGTACCTGCCACATAACGGATCGACCGTGGCCGTGCGCCAGGAAGTATGCGCTCAGCGAGTGCCTTAAGGTGCCGTGGTGGCGCCGGTTGTTAACGGTATGGATTCAAGATAAGTATCAAGCATAGGCGTCGATTGGCGCCAGGGGATTTCAATATGGCCGATGACGACAAGACTCTACCCACCGCGGTAGAGCAGTCGATCGAGCAGGTACCTTCGCCAGGTACGGACGCCGGCGACGCTGGCGGTAGTCTACTGGACGCCCTCCAAAGTGCAGTGCCCGAGCTGCGCACGGATGACGACAACATAGACACCGACGGTTCCAGGGGGGATTCGCCATCCCAAGTCGCAAGGAGGTCCGCTCGCGATCGCGAGCCAGAGTTGTCGGAAGAGCCGACACCTGACGAACTAGCCAAGCTTTCCAAAGCCGCGCAGAGACGAATTAAGAAGCTGAACTCGCAACGACAGAAATTGTCGGCCGAGGTGCAGCGTCTGAAGGCGCTCGAGCCGGACGCGAATATGGCCATCAAGGTCACCGAATATCTTCGCAAGAACGATATCGGTCAGGACGATTTCCTGTACGGCCTGGAGATGATGGCGGCGATGCGCGGTGGCGATCTCGCCAAGTTTCATGCCGGCGTTCAGCCGTACATGAAGCTGTGCGAGGAGTACCTCGGCATATCGCTACCCCCGGATCTGCAACAGCAGGTCCAACAGGGACATATGACGACACAAGCCGCGGCCATGTACTCACGCGAGCGCATGGACCGAGCGATGGCGCAGACCAATGCAGTGCGGCGGCAAGCCGAGCTGCAACAGCACCAGAAAGTGTCGCAGAGTCAGCAGCAGCAGTTGCAACTGAAGATCTTGGCAGATCAGGTGGCCGCGGCCGTCAATAACTGGGAATTGCAAATCATCCGATCGGACCCTCGCTATGCGGCGAAAAAACCCGCTGTTCAGTCCACGATGATGGCGCTCGTCCAGGAGTACGGTCCACCCCGGTCTGTCGAAAACGGCCTGCAAATCGCCAACGAGGCGTACCGCCGGGTCAACGAACAGTACAAGAGTTGGACCAGTCCTCAACGCCAGGCTACATCGCGTGTCCCGAGCAGCACCGGACGAACCGCTGGTGTGGCACCCGAAGCAACGTCACTGCTGGAAGCAGTCAAATTTGCTCGCGAGGGAGCGCCGCGCCTCTAATCACAGAGGTGCTTAAATGCCTACCTATACTGCGCCGCTGCTCGCGCATATCACCACCGCCGCGTTGGATTGGTGGCTGAATAAAGGGACTGCCTTCCAGGAGGCAATTCAGGAGAAGCCGCTGCTGGCGGCGATGGAGTCGAAGAAAAAGACGTTCCCTGGTGGCAAGGGAAATATCATCATCTCGGTCAAGGGTGACTTCGGTAACACCGCGGCGCCGGGAACCGACGACCAGCTCAAGGGCTATCAGCTCGACGACGCGGTCACCTACTACACGCCGGCGAACCTGACCCAGGCGGTGTTCCCGTGGAAGGAACACCACATCGGCATCATGCTCACCCACTCCGAGCTGAAGACCGACGGCATCACGGTTACCGATTCCGGCAACATGGACGACACGTCCGAGCACTCCGGGCGTGACGACACCGTGCTGGTCGGGCTGCTGCAAGACGCATTGCAGGACGTCAGCGAGCAGTACGCCCGCTGCATGAACAACCTGCTGTGGACCAACGGCGCCGCCGATCCCAAGGCGCTGGCCGGCATGGCGGCGTTGATCACCGACGATCCGACAACCGGCATCGTCGCCGGCATCAACCGGGCACAGAAGCCGTGGTGGAGAAACCGCGCCTTCACTACCGCCATGGGTACCGCGGTCGGCACCACGCCGGCACTGGCGGCCTGGGGCGGCGCGCCGATCACCTCGTCGGCCACCAACGGCGGCGCGCTGATCACGCTGTTGCAGAAGGAATACCGGCAGCTGACCAGGTACGGCGCCAAGCCGAACACCGGGTTCTGTGGCTCGGACTGGCTCGGTGCTTTGGAGAGTGAGCTGCGCGCCAACGGCAACTACAGCATGCAGGGCTTCTCCGGCGCCAAGGACGTCAGTGTCGGGCAGATTTCTTATGCCGGCACCGACTTCGAATACGACCCGACCCTGGACGCGCTCGGCAAGTCCAAGCGTTGCTACTGGTATGACTCCAGGGACATCTTCCTGGTGGCGATGCAAGAAGAGTGGCGCCACCAGCATTCACCAGACCGTGCGCCCGACAAGTATGTGATCTACCGGGCGATCACTTCGACCGGGCAACTCTGTGCGCGGCGCCTCAACGGCGCTGTCGTCATGGATATTGTCTGATCGCAGCGCGGCCGGGAGTGCGGGGAGCGGACACTCTTAGCACTCCCGGCTTTTTTCAAAGGGAGATGATATGGCGAAGTCGATCCAATACTGCGTCTGCAAGATCAATCTTGCCGGGCAGAACTGTCACACCGTGATCTACGACAAGTTCAATCCGGTGACCTGGCCGGAGGTACAAGTGCTCCAGGCCCTGCACGGCGACGAGAACGTCATGGACGTCATGCCGGTCGGCATGGGCGAGGTGTGGCCGACCGAAGAGAAGAACAGGTTGATCACGATCTACGGCCGCGAGGTGGTCGAGGCTTGCTTCCCCGGCCGCGCCTTCCGCATGGACTACGTGATGACCGACGAGGTGAACCTGCCGCGCTATGAGAACGGTCAGCTCTCTACCGTTGTTGCCCCCGCCATCACCAACGGCAATGGCGACGACGAAGACGACGACGACGGCGAGGACGAAATCGCCAAGGCCACCACCGACCTCGAGCCGATCTTTAAGCCATCACCACGCGGCCGGCGCTCGCCGCCGCCGCCCGCGGAGCATAAGGACGTTAGCTAGTGCCATTAGGCGTCACACTGCTCGAGCTGCGCCGCGAGCTGCGGGCCGAGACCGGCACGTCGCTCAACCCGTTGCAGGGGGTGCAGGCGCAGGAAACCATCGACCTGCTGCTGGCGCGGCAGCAGCGCGAGCTGTGGGACGCCTACAACTGGCAGCACTTGAAAATCTGGGTCGACGTGCCGTTGACCGGCGGGCAGGCGGTATATTCCTATCCGAAGGAGATGGCGTTCGACCAGATCGTCCGCGTCTATATCTCGCAGGTCACCCGCGACGCGGCCGATGTGATCACCTCGGCTTCGTCCTGGTCGCCGCTGGTGTACGGCATCAAGGCGTTCATGATGCACCTTGGCCCGACCAGCACCGGCAAGCCGGTGCGCTGGAGCAACGTCGCCTCGATCGATACCACCGGCCCGGTGCCGATCACCAATCCGGTCGGGCAATTCCAGCTGCTGCCGATGCCGGACGACAACGTCGCCCACCCCGAGCAGGGCTACGTGCTGCGGTTCGAAGGCCAGGCGCCGCTGTCGCCGCTGGTGGCTTCGACCGATAGCTGCATCTTGGATTCCAAGGCGATCGTGCTGTTTGCCGCGGCCGAGATGCTGGCAACCCAGAAGAGTGAAGCGGCACCAATGAAGTTGACCAAGGCGCAGAATTACCTGCGACGATTGCTGGCCGACCAGGGCGCCGACAAGCGCGCCAACTACAACATGGGCGGCGTGTTCCGCGGCGGCAACGACCCCGACAAGTCCATGCGTACTACCCGCTATGTCGACTACGTCCCGAACTGATGGAGGGAGTAGTTGCCCTACTTTACAATCACCGACTTCGCTGCCGGGTTGGATCTGCGGCGCAGTGAGCTGACCGCGCCGGCCGGAACGCTGCGGTCCATGCGCAACGCCCACGTCACGCCGGGCGGTGAGATCGAGAAGCGGATGGCGTTCGTGCCGTTCTGGTCGGTCGATCCGGCCAGCCGCGGTCTCGTTGAGGTCAACCAGAAGCTCTACACCTTCGGCCCAAATGGCCCCTACAAGGTCGAGCCGCCGTCCGGCGTCTGGTCGATCGGCGTGCTCGGCCAGCAGGTCACGACGATCTACGAGATCATCGACTACGACCTGTTCGACAACAAGGTGTTCACCATCCTGTGGAAGGACAGCGTAGGTACCGTCGGCCGCTACTACGACGGCATCGACCTACCCCTGGCCAGAGGTTTCTACTGCCGCACTTACAAGAACAAGATGTACACGGTCGAGCATAGCATTCTCTACTTTTCGGCGATCGGCAACGCCGGCGACTGGTCCGGCATGGCGCCGCCGGATCCAACCAACTTCATCGACTTGTCGATGGGCGACAGCGACATGACCGACAGCGTGGCACTCGAGGTCTACTACGACAAGCTGGCGATCTTCAGCTCAACCGCGGTGCAGCTGTGGATCATGGATCCAGATTTCACAAAGAATCAGTATGTGCAGACCCTGCGCCAGGCCGGCACAACGGCGTGGCGTTCAGTGATGCAGTACGGCTCCGGCGATGTGATGTACTTGTCGCACTCCGGCATCCGCTCGCTGCGCGCTCGTAACTCATCCTTGGCCGCGGCGGTGTCCGACATCGGCTCGCCGCTGGATCCTCTGCTCCAAGATCTATTCCGGTCGATGGGGCCGGACTGGATGAGCGGCACGATCGCGCTGTTGCAGCCGGTCACCGGCCGATTCTGGATCATCATGGCCGGATCCAAAGACGACGAAGACGCGCCGATGACCTCGAAGATCTACGTGCTCAGCGCGTTTCCCGGGCCGAAGATCACGGCTTGGAGCGAGTACGACGCCGGCTTTGTCATCACCGCTGCCTGCCTGCACCAGAACCGGGTGGTGGTACGCGACGATAACAACACCGTCTACGCCTATGGCGGGATCTCCGATGTCGGCCCGGTCTATGACGATTGTCCGGTCGAGTTGATCTTCCCATTCCACGCCGGCGAGGGCGTCGCGACCTTCAAATCCTTCTCCGCGCTGGATGCCACCTGCTCGGGCGTGCCTTGGCAGGTGTCGGCCGCGTTCAACGTCAACAACCCTGCGGTCGAAGACGAAATCGGCATCTTCGACGGCCCGTCGTTCCCGCAGGGCAAGATCCAGCTGTTCGGCCACGCCACGCACATGTCGCTGCGGCTGCGCTCGCAGGAGCTGGGGCCGCAGATCCTCTCCAATCTGGTGGTGCATTACATCGGCGGGGAAACCGGATGATCGAGATCAGCCCCGCCGATCGCGGCATGGTCCAGGCGATCCTCGACAACCTGCGGGTCGACGACGCCGAAGAAATGGAAGCCGCCGGCACCGATATCGACCGGCTGGCGTCGACCCTGATGCGGCACAGCCAGTTCGCGTTCTGCGCCTGGGATCATGAGCTGGGGCCGATCTCGGTGTGGGGCCTGGTGCTAAGACGCTCCGGCGTCGGCGCCGGCTACGCTTTCGGCACAGACGACTGGGGCCGCGCCGTGTTACCAATGGTGCGGCAGATCAAGGGATTTGTGCTGCCATATCTTGTTAGCTCGGGGATCCACCGCGTCGAAGCGGTGGCGATGCGCCAGCGCGACGATGTCCGCAGATTTATGAATTTGATTGGCGCCAAAGCCGAAGGCGTGCTGACCGGCTATGGCACATGTGGCGAGGACTTTGTCTCATACCGATGGCTAGCCGATGAATATGAATGTGACCGAGCTGAAGCGACCCAAGCGAACGGTGCGTACCCCGCACATTAACGTCCGCATGGCGGAATCGGCCGACGCTCCGATGCTCGCCGACTTCCTCGGCGAGTTCTTCGAGCTGTCCTGCTGGTCGAAGCACCTGAAGTATCACCGCGAGAAGACCGAACGCTACCTGGCGGCCGCGGTCGGCACCCAGTTCGCCATGTATGTGATCGCGCTCGACACACGCGACGACAACAAGCTGGTCGGCGTCTGCTCCTATCATGTGTTCGATGTGTTCTCCGAGCCGATGGGGGTGATGGACGAGACCTACACCGTCCCGAAATATCAGCGCACCGATCTCGGCCGGCGGCTGGTCGACATGGTCATCACCTTGGCCCGCCGCGACGGCTGCAAGGTGATCAACTTTCCGATCTGCTCCGGCATGCCGGAGCAGAACTCTTTGATGAACATGGTCGGCCGGCACTTCGGCGCCGAGCCGGTCGGGATGATTTTCAGGAAGGTGCTCTGATGGGTGGCAAGGGCGGGGCCAGGCCGACCACCGGCGCCGACACGATCACCTGGGGGCCATTAGCCAGGGCGAACGGTTGGGGTTGGGACGCCGAGCAGCCAGCCGCGGCCGCGGCACCGGATCCTACGCAGGCCGCGGCAACCCCGGAACAGCCTGCACCAGTGCAGGAACAAGCCGGGCCAAGTCCGATCGGTGAGCCGGCCGCGCCGGCACAGGATACCCAAGGTAGCATCCAGACCACCCAGGACACCGGCAGCCAGCTGGCGCAAACGATCGCCGCGCCGTCGATGTGGACCGACCAGTTGAAAGCCCAGGGCCTCAACGGCTCTGGCAGTATGACAACAACCGGACAGGTGTAGCTATGCCATGGACCGATATCGGCGGTAACTACCACTGGGGCGATACACCAGGCTGGACGGCAGAGCCGGAGCCGGCACCGGCGCCGGCGCCGTTCGTGATCCCGACCATCACCAAGCGCCCGCCGGCGCCGGTGGCGCCGCCGGTAGCGGGACCGGCTCCGCCGCCCGCGCCAGTCGAGGCGATCGGGCCATCGATCTCGCCGGGCGGGCCGATCGTCAGCAAGTTGCAGACCGGCGCGCAGCCGCTGCCGTCCACCGGCGCGGTGCTGGCCGGCACGCTGCTGCCGCCGCCATCGATTTGGGCAAATCAACCGCAGCGACCGGCGCGGACGCCGGGCAGCATCAGCACAACCAAATAGGCAGACCATGCCGTACAGAACCTATGACGGTTACGGGACGTGGACGGTGCAGCCGGACACGATCTACGACGGCTATGGTTCGTGGATCAGGAACCCGGCGCTGCCGGCCGAATACGACGGCTACGGCAACTTCTGGAACAAGGACACCGACCCGAACTGGATCCCGCCGGAAGCGCCGCCGGCGCCCGCGCCGGTGCTCGCGCCCGAACCGGAAGCGCCGGCGCCGGCCCCGGCCCCGGTGGCGCCGCCGATCGTCGCGCCCGCAGCCGCACCGGCGCCGGCCGCGCCGGTGGTCGACCCGAACGCGCCGCTCGGACCGGCGATCTCGGCCGGCAGTCCGATCGGCACCGGCAGCAAACTGACCACAACCGGCGACAAGCTGGCGTCAACCTTGTTGGCGCCGCCGTCGAACTGGGATGCCCAAGGCAAGCCGAAGGCGAGCGCGTCGGGCAGTCTCAGCCTAACCAAGTAGGGGATCAACATGGGCGGCAAGGGCGGCGGCGGACAGCAGTACTACCAAGAGCCGTTAGACAGATCCGGCAATGCGACCTTGGAAGAGGCGGAGAAGACGCTGGCCGCCAAGAAGCCGCTCGACATGAGCGGCTACCAAGAGAACATCAACGTCAAGAAAGCGGCCGCGGATGCTACCGCAAAGCCGGAAAATACCTCGACGCCGGACAAGACCACGCTGCCGGCCGAGGCCGTATCCGGCACCGAGACCACCAAGGACAGCACGGGAAATATCGTGGCCAAGGCGATCATGACGCCGCCGGGCTTCTGGGCAGACTACGGCAAGCAATCGCCGATCGATCCAAACGCGCAAGTATGAGGTGACGCCATGGGCGGCAAAAGCGGACCATCGAACAACCAAATGGTGCAGCTGGAGATGCAGCGCGCCCAGGAAGCTCGCGACAAAGAGAACGAGCGTCAGGCTCGGCTCAATCAGGGCAAGGGCGCGATCGATACCATCTTCGGCACCGAGAACTTCGGCGATGATTTCTATGAGAATTATCGCAAGGCCGGTCTCGACTACACCATGCCGCAGTTGCAGAGCCAGTACGCCGACGCCAAGCGGACCTCCGAGTCCGACCTGGCGCGAGCCGGACTGTTACGATCGGGAGCGGCCGGCTTTGTCCAGAACAAGCTGACCGAGCAGCAGGGCGTCAACGAAGCCGGACTGCGGGCCAAGGCCGACACCGACACGGCTGAGCTGCGCAAGAGCATCGCCGCCCAGCAGCAGCAAGCCTACAACCAGCTGTACGCCACCGAGGATCCGACCGTCGCCGCCAACACCGCGGCGACCTCGGCGTCGAACGCGCAGTTGCAGCAGCCGAATCCTGGCTCGCTTGGCGACATGTTCAAGCCGATCGCCATCGGTCTGGGGTCGGCGGTCGCGCCGGCGATCGGCGAATACCAAGCCAACAAGGCGCTCGCCGCCCGGACCGGCCGCGAGCCGGGATCGTCAACCATAACGGGCTAAAGTCATGTGCGACCCGATCTCGATCATCGGCCTGGGCTTCTCGATCGGCATGTCGCTGTACAACATGCAGCAGCAGCAGGACATGGCGAGCCAGCAGTCGGCTGCCAACGACCAATGGGTCGCTTACCAGCGAAGACAATCACAAGACTATCTGCGGCGGGATGAAGACCTGCGCAAGAACGCCGAGGCGGCGCGCAGCGGCTCGCTCGAGGAGCTGGACGCCAAGAAGCAGACCGCGGCGCAGGAGGGCGAAGCCGAGCGGTTGAAGGTGGCGCTGACGCCGGAAGACGTCGCCAACCAGGCGAGCGGCGATCCGAACGCGCTCGCCTCGGCGATGTTCTCGGGCCAGCAGAATGGCTCCGACGAGATGAAGACGGCGATCCAGGGCCACATCCAACAGGCCGCGATCGAGGCGAGGAAGCGGATCGCCGCCCTGGCCAACGTGCAAGCCTACGGTGGCTCGCAGTATGGCCTGACCAACCGCGCCAACACCATCTTCAACACCGCAGGGCAGGACATCCGCCTGGCCGGCAACGAGCGCGCCGGCGTGTTGTCGGCCTATAACGTCGCCAAGGCGGTCGAGCCAATCAAGATTGCGCAATACAGCGGCGGCGCCGCCGGCGGGCTGGCCAATGCCGGCGCCCAGGTCGCCGGCCAGGGTCTCGGCAACGCGCTAGCCGCGAGCATATGAGGGCATCATGGGATCGGAGTTTCTGACGTTCCAACAGGATCCATCCTGGGGCAACCTCGCCACCAGCATCGGCAACGCGATCCGCAATTCACCGAAGCAGGCGCTCGATCAGAAGATGACGGTCGAGCAGATCGTCGCCTTGCGCGCCAAGCAGAAGCGCGACCAGGCCGAGTTCGACGCCAACACTGCCGCCGGCAATACCGCGGCCGAGGCGCTGGCCAAGGCCGAGCCGCCGATGAGCACGCGCGATGTCCAGATCGAGCAGCAGGGGCCAGTAAACCCGGCCGACCCGACCACGCAACCGGGCGAGATCTTCCTGCCGCCGACGACCGCCCAGGAACAGTATCTCGATCCGCGGGTGGCGGCACGTTACAAGGCCGAGCTGCCGTTCTTCCAGGCCACCGCCCGCGCGCAAGCGTTCAAGGATCCCAACAATCTGCCCGGCGTCTACGCCAAGGGCCAGGTCGGCTTGGGCGGCGTGCCGAGCGATCCGCAGCGGCAGCAGCAACTCGAATATTTGAACACCGGACGGTTCGATAAGACCAAGGGCGACAACTACGTCGCCGTGAAACGCGACGGCAGCAGCACGACCGCCATCCCGGTCGGCGTGTCGACCGATGGCCGCTACGATTCGCTCGGCCGGGACATGTGGAAAAACCTGCCGCCGGACATGGTGCTGGTGAAGGCCGGCGAGCGCAGCATCACGCCGCCGGCGTCCGACACCACGATGAAGACCTGGGCCATCCCAGGCCCCGACGGCCGGCCGCTGCCTGGCTCGTTGCAATCGTCGGTCACCGCGCCAAGTCCCAAGCACGTACTGTCGACGCCGCTGTCGTCGGCGCCGGGTGAAATGAAGACCTGGGTACTGCTCGGGCCAGACCGCCGGCCAATCCCCGGCTCGGAAACCACGGCAGCGGCCGCGCCGAACAGCAACTTCGTCCAGGCCGGACAGGTGTCGTTGGCGCCGGGCACCGACCAGAACTGGATCAAGCTGGACGACAACGACCAACCGATCCGCGGCTCGATCATTTCTTCGGCGACCAAGCCGGAGGGCCGCTACGTCAAGACCGGCGAAGCCGCGCAAACGCCAGAGAACCGGGTTGGCACGCCGGCGGCGCGGCAAGGATTGATGGCGGAGTACGCCAGCAAGGTGGTCGCGGACGGCTACAAGCTGACGCCGCAGGAAGCGACCAAGTTGGCGTTCGCACTAAACGAAGAATACAAGCTGACCAACAAGTTGCAGGCCGACGCCAAAGGCAACATCGTCAAGTTCTCCGGCTTCCAGGAACAAGACATCCCGCAAGGCCCGCACCGCGCCTTGGCCGACGCGGTCAATGCGACACTCGCAGGCGTAGGCGGTGGCGCTCCGGCAGCGCCGGGCGCACCCGCGGCCGCGGCGCCGGTCAATGCACTGAACCCGCCGCCGATGGCCACGCAGGTGGTGTCGGCCGGCGAGGCCAACCAGAACGTCTCCACCAAGGCGGCGGCGATCGGCCGCGCCGAGACCTCGCGGCGCAACTTGGAGACCCAGATCGGCTACGTTGACGGCCAGGCGCCGGCGATCCCCTACGTGCCGAACTTGGGCGCGGCCATCCTGGCCGAGCGCAACGGCGGCATCGTCAACGGCATGGCGATCGCCGCCCTCGATCCGAAAGCGCCGCAGTATCTGGCCGAGGCCAAGAACTGGGTCGAGGCCGTGCTGCGGCTGGCGTCTGGTGCTGCAATACGACCAGAGGAATACGCCGACTACGCGCAAATCTTCGTGCCGAACCGCAACGACAACCGGCAACAGATCGATGCCAAGCTCAAGCGCATGTCGGATTGGGCGCAGATCACCGCGACCGCGATGAACGCCGACGACGCCACTAAGATGCTGATGAACGTATCCAGGGGCGATCCAGTGTTCCAGGACATGGCGGTCAAGCTGCGCAACCTGGCGCAGCAGAACGGTAACCTGACGACCCGCTTCGA